AATGGACATTTAGATATTATTTCATCATCATACCATTCGATATTTTCTCCTGAATTAAACCAACAATTGAAACACTTATGAAGATGTTGTATTTTACGCATAATAATACCTCAAAAATAACATTCAAAATAATATTTAGAAGTGAAATAAGTTGATTTTATTTTCATTTTATGTTAAAGTATATATTATGTGTTTTATTAGGAGATATGATATGAATGTTGAAATTAAAGTTGAATACATGAATTGCACAGGAAATGAAACAAATGTAATATATTTGATTTTATTTGAAAATTTGAAAGTTTATGTCGGACAAACAACAATGAGATTGAAAGATAGAATATATAGTCATAAAAGCAGTGATAAATGTAGATTAGTGCATAATGCTATTAAAAAATATAAAACGTTTAAAGTTTCAATCCTAAGTTCTAACTTAGATATAAATCAATTGAATTTATTTGAGAGTTTTTTTATTAAATTGTTTAACTCAAACAATAAAGATTTTGGATATAATCTCGATAGTGGTGGATTAAATCGAAAAGCAAGTGATGAAACTAAACATAAAATGTCTGAGATTAAAAAAGGTAAAATACATGCAGATGAAACTAAACGTAAAATTTCTGAGTCGCACATAGGAATAAAACCATCAGATGAAACTAAACGTAAAATTTCTGAGTTAAAAAAACGTGATAAATTATCGAGCGAAACAATAGATAAAATGAGGAATGCGAAGATTGGAAAAAAGATGTCAGATGAAGCAAAACGTAAAATGTCTGAAAAACGTAAGGGTAGAGTGACATCTGATGTAACAAAAGCTAAATTGTCAAAAAAAGTAAAATCAATACCCGACAATATTATTTTTGATAGTGTTTTACAAGCAAAAAAACACTATGGAATCGATAAATTACATCGTTATTATAACGGTAAAATTCATAAAAAATCAGGTCAAACTTTTGTGTTGATTAATGAGTAATATTTTATTCCGATAAAAAGAATGTCACCCGAAAGTGACACTCTTTAAAATTTTAATAGGAGAATGAATATTTTATCTTAACTTACGACTGCCCCATATATTCCTTCTGGCGATGTACATTTCATAATTGTACGGTCTGACATTTCAATAACGATAATATCATTCAAAGTGTCATGTGTGATACGAATTTGAGGAGTTTCATAACCAGCCATTGTATAACGTTGAATCTTATTATTTTCACATAACAAAATCCAGTCGTTTGTATCGCTACCGTTATTAAAAACACCAGCCATCTTAACACCACTTGAAATTTTGAAATCACCAGCACTTCTGTAATTTGCGTTTACAACTTCATTAGGTTTCAATATTTCGTTTGCAAGTGTTAAATTTGATGTGTGAAATAAAAATTGAGGTGCTTTACTTCCGATTTCATTTCCTCTTGCATCAACTTGTTTTGCAATTGCGTTTAAACCAATTTTAAATTCAGTTTCACTCAAAGATGCAGTGCCAAGATTGTCAAAATCATACAAGTGACCTGTTCTACTGTTTGCAACTAAGTAATCACCATCTGCAGTTTTTTGATAAGCTAAACTTGAATTTGATAAACCAGCTAACAAACCGTGAACTTGATTACGTCTCCATTGATAAAAGTCATTGTACATTTTTTTCAATTCATCAGCCAAAGCACCAGATGATACTAAAGCATTCAATCTTTCAATTCCAAATCTTTTTGCATTTACGTCTAAATCTTCTGCTGTAATTCCGAATTTTTTAAACTCAGTTCTACCAATTTTCAACTGTTTTACATAAGGAGCGGGTATTGTAAATTCAACAGTTTTAAATGTTTTATCACTTGAATTGGCAATTGAGCCACTTGCAACAGTTCCGTCTGCATTCAATATATTGATTGAATTTGCGTCAACATCAATATATTCAACAACATTTTCACTATCAACAATTTTTGTATTTACATTCGATAACCCATCAATTGCGTCATCAATTTTATTCACATAAGATGTTGCGTCTTCTAATATTAAACCTTTAAGCAATTTTGCTACTGTAATTGTCATTTTTATACCTTTCGTAAAAATTATAAATATTATTTAGTATGTGATTTTTGAATGTTATTGTTTTTTTTCATCTTCGATTAGTTTTAACTCTTTTAATTTATCAAATAAGTCAAAATAATTCATTTTATCAATCATTTCAGATGTGATGTTATTCTTAAATGCAACTTTTAATAATTGTGTTTCATATTTCTTGTATAATTCATCTTTCAATGCCTTGTAAGACTCAACATTAACAAGTTTTGGATGTGAGCGTTTAACTACAATAAACCATTCATCAATTTCTTGACATATAAACCATAAATAATTAGGGAATAATTCTCTAAATACCTCAGGGTCTTCAACTTTAATCCAAATTTTTTCGTTTAAATATTCTTTTGGTATTCTATTTGTAGCACCTGTTTTGGGATTTTTCTTTTCCAATCTAAATGCTTGAATTAATAAGTCTCTTTCCGCTTTTATTCTATCACTTTTACTTACTTGTTTCACTTCTTGTTTCACTGCCATTTCCGACCTCCCTTATTTTCTCGGACGTAATTTTGAAATTAATGAGTTTATATCTTCTGATTCGACTCCCACCGTTTGATTTTCAATTGTAGGAAGTGAAACTTTGGATAATATTTTCTTAATCTGATTGAGAGATAACATTTCGTAGTTTTCAATGTCTTTTAAAAACTCGAATTGACTTTGAGTTAAACTTGCGATGAAACTTTTCTTTTCATACTTTTCATCCAATTTTTTTTCATATTCGCTTAATTTACTTGTAATTACACTTTCAATGTCAACTGGTTGAGGTTTAACTTCGGGTGTCTTATCTGTTGGTGTAACTGTTGGTGTAACTTGTGGAGTCTGACTTAAAGATTTCATGTAAGTTTCAAACACGTTTTTAACATTTTGTTCGATTAACGATGCAATCTTTTTTTCATCAAATACAGGGGTTTCACTCGGTGTTTCATCTGTTGGTGTGACTGTTGTTTCAACAATTGGGTTACCATCTTTGTCAAATTTCATAATATAAATCCTATCAAAAATTTATATATTATATAGTATAGGGTTTTATTTTTATTTTTTAACTGACTGAGTCGATTTGTTCTTTCAATTGCTCGGTTGATGTCTCAGTTTGATTAGTATTTTTTAACTGAATTGTTTGACTTTTAAAAGTTGCATATTCAGTCGAATTAAGAGTGATACTCTCTTTATATTCAGTAATTCCGACTTCCAAAAATTGCAGAGGATAAAAGATAATATTAACAAAGTCACATTTTAAGTTAAACAATTGTGAAATCTTAAACCACAATTCCTTTTCAAACTTTTTAAGTATTCTAAAAAATTGTTTACGATAAGTGTTGATGTGGTTTTTTTCAACTATTTTTGCAATTCCACTTTCAAACATTGACATTAAATTAACATCGTTAATATCAACACCATTCTGCATTGCTTGTTGTTTAATTGCGTCATTATATATTTTAATGATACTTTCAAGATTTTTTAAGTCACCCATTTCAAGTATTTCAACACTGTCATTCATACCCATTTGTATCATTTTTTGACTATGTCCGACTCCTTCCATAGCTTGTTTTACGATGTCTCTTTCACTATCAGATTTTACCATCAATTGTGAAAGTAGCTTAGGTGCTACTGAGTGCATACCCCAACTAAAATCAGCAATCCATTCGTATTGTAGGTCAACAACTTCATGTTTTTTATAGTCGGAAAATACTAATTCAATAGCAGGACATACTTTTGTTGGACTTACCAATTTCAATTCAATTTCATTTTCAATCTTATCTTCGATATAAACACCGTCAGATTTCAAGTGTAAGTTACCATTTTTATTGATTACAACGAAATAATCATCACTTACTTTTCGATATTTACTTGCGTCAAACACTTGAAATTCATTTGTGGATTTCATATAAAGTAATGATTTACCACTCAAATGTGAGTATTTTTCCGCTGTTTCCATCGCTGAGTTTAACTCTTCAATATCTATAAATTTATAATCACCATCAACTATACGTTCAAAATAATTGATATAAATGTTTGATTGTGAGTCGATAAACGATTTGAAAAATCTCGGATAATACACTCTTATTCGACCTTTTGAGTTATACTTAATATCCATCAAATCTTGGATATAATTTTCATCTTTCGATTCATAACATGCAATGTTTAACATCAAATCATCTTGTGTTATTTGTTCATCATATACCGAAGTCGAACCCAAAGTATTACTCCAGTTATATCTTATTTCATCCATTTTTACATTCCGTCAAAATTATGTGTATTATTTAGGTTTTATCTCGTTTAACCAGTCAGTCAAATTAGGAATATCAGTTAAAAGAGATTTTATTTCTTTGTTATTCAGTTTGATGTCATTTTTGGATAATATGTCCTGTAAAACCGCAATATTTGGTGATATTTCTTTAATCGTATCAGTAACATCTTTAGTGGAAATTTTAGTTTCTTTGATTGTATGATAAGTTGCAACTCGGAGATACGACTTTAAAAATATATCGTTGTGTAATTCGGTGTAATATTCTTTACGACATTCAAATATTTTTTTGATAAGTTTTAACAAAAAAATATTATCGATGTTGTAAATTTTATCTTTAATTTTTTTAATGATATTTGAATACGACTCAAAAGTTAAAATTCCATTATCGATAAAATCATACGCAAAAGTGAAATCTATATATGAAATTTTTTGTGTAAACTCTTGTGTGAAATCAGAGTCGTATTGTTCAATTGCACTTAAAAGTGATATATGAGTCAAATCTCGAATACCATTTTTTTTAATATAATCTTGCATTGTATTTTACCGTCACATTTATGAGTATTATTTAGAAGTTTGACACGAAAGTTAAAATGTTGATAAAGAATTTCTTGGATATAGTTTTCTTATGCCGTAGGACAAAGCGTCTGCGACATGAGATGCCCCATCTTTCTCAATTTCTGCTGAAAATTTCTTATATTTTGCATTTTCCAAATCTTTAAATTCTGTAACATTTTTATTATAAAAAAGTTTTTGCTCTAAAAATAGAAAATTAACCTTTGACCGATACCATTCCATTCCTGTATTAGAAATAGGATTACATCTGATTCCAACACTTCGTAATAAAGAAAACCAATCTCTTTTTATTGTTGCTGTTTGAAAAGAACCTGAAATATCACCATATAATTCTGCTCCGAAAAATCCTTTTTCTTGTAATTTTCGTTTAACCATGTGTTCATCCATTGTAGTTGTTTTGATGACGTCATAAAGAAATATTTTATCAACATTTATATAAGCCATTATGAACACAGTTGCCGAAGTTCCACCACCCCCATCAAACCATATCTCTTTTCTACCACCTCTCATAATTTGTTGAACATCAATATCCGATAAATCTCTTTTATTGGCTTCTGATATGTAATGATATACTTGCCCCTCAACTGTTGCAATAGGGTTAAAATCCAATTCCTGAGCTATCATAGTTTTACTATTATTCATAAGTTTACACGCTTTGTCATACCACGAAAAATTACACAATGGATGGTTTTTCCAATCCAACGTAATAAAATTCCAATATTTATCATCGTGATTTTCAAATGTTTTATAAAAATTACCTTTTGTACCACGAAAAGTTGAATAAAGGAATAAACGATTTGTAGACGTTGACACTGCACCGAGTATATAATCACTCGAATTTGGATAAGCGTCTTCAACTACCGCAATCTCATCTATAAATCCATTGCTACATTGAAACCCAACTGATGTATTTGGAGATAAGACTTGACCAATCAAAGTGTTTGTGCCATTCACAATACGACCTTCTTCAATACGATACTCATCAGTTTTATTTTTGAATATATCTTGATTTACAAACATTGAATTTTTAAGTGATAATCGGAGTTTACCAAAAATAGTATTAGAGGTGTCACCTTTTTTATCGAGACTGTTTAGGTCTTTATGAGTGGTAAAATCAATAATATTATTTCCAAATATCAGATTATGTTTCATCATTTCTTGAAACATTAAACTTGCACCTTGTCGCCTACTTTTCACTACTAACGTATTTTTTTCGGAATAAAATGTTTGCAACAATGGTATTTGATGATTATAGGGGATTATTGGTTGAATACTTGATTTTGGGTTGCGATTTAAATCTTTTGAAATTCCTTCAAATAATATATTAGTGATAATATTATCTTTACATTCTTTATACATCGCAAGATATAACTCTTTGTCCGACATTATAATTTTACGTAAGTGTAATCTTTTGTTGTAATATTCAGTTAATAATTCGTTTGACATTCGATTTAATTCTTCGAGGGTGTAATTTTCTTTTTCAATAAAGGTATCATTGTAGTATTTCATATAAGAATACATCCAATCAATCGCATTTGTGATAAAATTTTGTTTGTCGGAAGATAAAGTTATATTCATAGCAAAACTCTAAATAATATCAAGTTAATATTTAGGAATGTAACTAAAAATGAAAAAACAAGAGATATACAATAAAGTCGAATTGTTATTGAATGCAATCGGATTTACCGAATTGTATGAAGAACAAAATACAATTGATACACCTCCGATTAATCAGTATCAAATTAAGAATTTCAAACAAACACCATCTATAAGTTATGATGATTATAAGTTTGATTTAGTGTTGAACTTTGAATCAAATGAGCAAATGTATCAATTATTCGATGAAATGTATCAATATTCAATCAGATTTTGCTTTGAAATTGTTGAAATTGCATACGATGATGATAATAATAAAATAACATTAAAAGTTCAAATAATTTGGTGATATTAGGTCAAGTAACACAAAAGTTTGTCCTGATTTTTCATGGATTTTACCGTTGTAATATAAATGTATGTTGTTGATATTATAATGTTTTTTTGCTTGTATAACACTATCAAAAATAATATTGTCAGGTATTGATTTTACTTTCTTATTATTCCAAAAAGTGCTTTTACCTTTCCTTACCTGTGATAATTTTGTTTTTGTTTCATCAGAATGTTTCTTGCCTTTTTTTGATTCGGACATTTTACGTTTTGTTTCATCGGAAATTTTTTTACCCTTTTCAGATTCAGAAATTTTACGTCTATGTTCTTCACTTATTTCACACCCTTTTTTTGATTCAGAAATTTTACGTCTATGTTCTTCACTTATTTCACACCCTTTTTTTGATTGGGAAATTTTCATTTTAGTCTCATCATTAACCCTTTTATTCAATCCACCACTTTCCAAGTTATATCCATCAATTCCGTTTGAGTTAAATAACTTAATATAAAACTTTTCAAATGAATTTAGTTGAGAAATGTTTAAGTTTGACTCCAACACATGCAAATAACACTTGTTGAAATAACGTATTATACCGCTGACTTTCATTTTAGAATACGAACAATGTTTGGATGTTCTTTTCCATAATTCGTTTACCGTTTGTCCGATATAAACGTTACCATTAGGAAATTCCATTAAATATATGACTCCTGTTTCATTTCCTGAACAATTTACAAATTCAACTTCGATACCACTATAAATTTTTTTCATAATACGACAATAAAAGTTATACATATAATATTTACTATTTAATATTTTATATTTGAAATTTTAAATTTAATATAATCTAACAACCGAATGATATATCAAAATTACCGTGAATACTTTGTTTTACTTCAATTGAATTTGTAGTCTCATCTATTTTAACAATATTGGTTACACTTTTCAAGTATTCAGAATACTCTGTGTTATATTGTCTGTTATTCGAGTCTCTATACTTAGCAGTTTCAATGAGAGATAAAATCTTTTTGATTTTTAATTCTCTATATTGCCCCACATCCACAATTTTAAATGGGTCGCCTAAGTAAGATAAATCACCGTATATACTATTGTCTGCCTCATCGTTATAACTTTGAGTTTCATTTTCCTTTAATAATGTTGTTAGATTTGAATTTCTAAGACATAAAATTGAATAAGGAATGAACACACTTGCATGTCTTTTTGAACAATAAAACACTTCGTTGGACTCATTGAAATAATATTCCTCATCCACCAAAGCAGTTGTATTGAATGTTACATAATTTTGTTTTACTTTTAGTTGCGTCACTGTTGCGAGTGATATTATCTTGTTGCACTTATAAATACCATCATCAACATTACATTGAGTTATTACATTTTTTTGAGTGAAACCATCAATTTTAAGCAAAATTTCATCACCCTCATCAAATGTCGGAGTGACATATTCTTCTGGTGGAGTTTCGGGTTCAACAATTTGAAATGTATATTTATCAATCAAAGTTGCGTCACTGTAAGCATATTGTGTAATTGAATACATGGTATTTGAAATAGCATTGCCTGTTTTATCAAGCAATAACATCGGTGAATGATACTTGAAAGTGGAATTATTTTTTATTATTTTCATTACATACTCAAATAAAATTATGAGTATTATTTAGACTCAATAAAAATCTGACAGGTGGTGAAACCCATCAGTTTTTTTTGGAAAATTATTATGATTATATATTATATAGTATGTGATTTTTATTGAAAATCATCATTGTCATCATCAAATGATGATTCATCAAAATAATAACCGTCTGTTTCGACAAGTTCTTTGTATCTATCATTTTCATATTCATCAAAATCTTCACTTTGTTGTTTTCTTATATTGTCATTTTTTTCTATTTCTAAATATTTTTTTTTAGTTTCTATGAAATAATTATTTAGATTTTCAACATATTCATCACATTTTTTTATAATGTTTTCAATAGAATTTTCATCTATCATAATCATTTCCCATTCAATAGTTTCCACTGTTGTCCTACATTCATACAATTCCAAATATAAATATATATTTTCATCAAAACTTTCACTGGGAATTTCATTTTGATTTTCATCAACAATTAAAGTTTTTAGTCCATAATTATTCGTAGCTTCTTCAATGATATTATTCGTAGCTTCTTCAATTATTTCATTTACTCTTTCAATCAAACTTTTTTCTTGTCTTATTTCTAAATTTAAACTAACCATTTTTACCTCCGTGTGACTTAATTGTCACTTGTAAGATACAAAGCAAAAATGTTTCCAACTTTTTTTTATTTATTTTCCATACAATTTAATTTTAATAATAAAATATTTTACAATAAATGTCACTTTTTTCATACAATTTTTGTCAGTGACAATTTTTGTCACATTTTTTTATTTAATTCAACAATAGAATATTTCTTCTGACCAAAGTTAAAAGCAAAATCTCCAAACAATTTAACAGCCAAAAAATAAATAAAAGGAATTATGCTGTAAGGGGTTATCCTTTTCATATCCCACAAAAATGTATAATCTGCCCATTTTTTATCAGATTTTGTATTTCCAATTGAGTATTTTAAATCATGTTTATTTCCACACTGTTTATATTTTAGGTCTGGGACAAGGTATCCCATTCCATTACTACCTATTCCATTACATATTTTCGCAAATGCAAGTTCGGATAAGACTATTGATGGGTCGTATAACGAATACTTGTATTTTACATCATTTATTATACCCGTAAATCGACCTATTGTGATACGATTAGAAATACAACCAATAAATACATGATGATACTTCAAATTCAAAATTACATTGCGATTACATTCATAACAATCGAGTTTTGCATTGTAAATCAGATTAAGTTCATCAAATTGAGAAGTCTTATCTAAATGTGATTGTAGATATAACCAAGCGGATTTCACTTCTAACATGTTTACCCTTTAATTATGATTGATACATCTCGACATTTGCATACGATGTTCTGTGTTCAATACGTCAAATCCTACTCTCAAATTGTCATATTTTGTGTTCAATTCTTCAATATCATTTTGAATGTCACTTATTTTTGTATCAAGAGATTGAATTTGAGTATCATATATTCCGATTTTTACATTTATGTTATTTATGTTATCATTCATCTTATCAATTTTATTTATCAGTCTTACAAGGAAATATGAAACGATTGCGAGTAATATACCTATTACTGAACCTCCGATAGAAATAAGTAAAGTTATATCCATAAATTACACCACCAATCCTATTGCCAATACAACATAAAATAAAATCAAAATAAAGTCTAACACGAAATGTAATACTTTCATATTATGCTTTTGCTGTTACACAACCATTTTTGATAGAAAATGAAGTCAAACCACTTATAGCTATTGTTTGGTCTGACGCGGGTTCTGTTAAAACCAAAGTTGGAACTCCTGATGCAACTACAATGCTTACACAATATGTTCCATCTGCAAGTCCTTGAATAGACGGTAAAAGAGTATTTCTCATATCAATTGAATGTTCTGTAAAATCTTTTGATGTTTTTGTTCCTGCTGACATTTTAAATCCTACTTAAAAATTATGTTTATTATTTAGTGTTACTTTTAGTGTTTCTTTTAGTATTATTTGGAAATATTATTTTTCTAATAACATTTCTTTGATGGTATCTGTCAGATATATGACACAGTGCATAAGACTCACAAAAGGTTTACACTCGGAGGTGTTATAAGTTAGTGTTACTACACCGTCAGATTTGAGGTGTGTTATTTGTAAATCAGATTTGGAAATTCGATTATAGAGTTGTATGTTACGATTGATAAATTCGATATAGGTGTTGTCACGGTCAGTCTTGTATTCATTTAGTCGAACTTCAAAAGTCTGATTGTCAATGTCACTGTTAATTAAATCACGTATCTGATGATTTAGTGTCATTATTTTGTCAGACGTAAATTGAACATCGAAGTAAAAATTAGTCTTATCACTCATCATTTAATACCTCCGCAAATTTTATCGTAAATGTCATTAGTTTTACTTCCGATTTCTTCGAGTCTGATTTTGAATGATTTCATTTCTTTGTTCAACTTATTCAATTCGACACCGAATTGAAACAAATTGTAAAACTCCAAAATCAATACAAAGGATAACACTATGAATGTAACACATATAAATATAAATTCCATGATAATACCTCAAAAGTCATATACATAATATATATCATTCGAGATTTGATTTTTTTAGTCAAATTTAAAATAATAAATATGTAATAAAATTAAGGAGTTACATTATGATTACACAATTATCATACAAAATGTATATAAATGATAGAGTAGTGAATTTGATAATGAAATCACAACTTGAAAATGAATACGAAGTTACATTCAAAGTTAAAAAAGGTAAAAGGATTTTACTCAAAGAATTTTACATAAAATATGATTGGTTTAAAGTCTTATTCAATGTTTTATTTTACAAAAAACTCGGCATTGACTTTTTATTAAAACTTGTCAATCATCGCATTTCTGTGTTGAACTCGGAAAGTGAAATTAAGATTGGTAAGATTTACAAAATGTCAGTCGGTGATTTTCACAAATTATGTATTGCAACATTTTATTACTCCTTGCACACCGAAATTAAATCTCCAAATCCCACCACCGATTCAATTATCAATCAGACCGAGAAATTATACAACTACCTTGTTTCACGCACAAATTACACTCATATTAAAACCCTAAAAATCAAATTCTAAGTGATACTTATCAATCAAACCTTTAAATTGACTCTCAGTTGAATTTTTATATGTGACTTGAATGATTACACTCGGAATATAATTTACGTTGATTGTAGGTCAAATTTAAGTGTCGATATTTTGTGGTATTATCTGAAAGTGTAATTAGATGTCACACATTTGGTTACACTGTGGTGGTATCATTGGTTGAGTTTGATTTGAGGTGTAATATAAGCAATTGATTTTTGATTGAATTTAGAGATGATATTCGAGTATGAAAATACTTAATCAAATCAACCTTGATATTCCAAATATCACCATCGGTTTCACTCGCAAATAGAATTTCGATTAAATTATCAATGCTCACACACTTGATATTATATTTGAGAGACACATGTAATAACATAAGAGATATTATTTTTATTTCATCAGCGTTTAATTTCATGGTTAATTCCTGCTTTGTAATTCTGAATAATATTTAGAGGTGAGAATTAGAAATAATACTCTGAGATTTCATCATCGAATGAGATAAGAAAGTGAAATCTCGAAATGAGACGGTGAATGAGATAAGAGAGTGATATAATGTTTCACACTATTAGTTTTACTTATAATGAGTGACATAATTTTAGTGTTTCATTTTGAAACATCAACTTTTAATTAGTTTACATAATAATTCAAAATGGACATTAAGTTGAAATTGAGTTTCAATATCGGTAACTTTCTTGAAAAAAGTTACCAAAAAGTTACCAAAAAGTTACCTCGTTTCGATGGCTTCACATAAGGAGATTATATAAAAGTAACCTAAAGTAACCACTTTTCATAGTGGGCTGTATAGGAAAACAAAAAATAAAAAAATGTTGCAAAAAACATGCTTTTTCCAATACACACATTTTCCATATAGCCACAGAGTTGAAAAAAAAAGTTACCAAAGTTACTTTTTATCTAATCTCATTTGTTTATGCGGTGATTAGAGGTAACTTTTATAGGTAACTTTTTTACAAAAAGTTACTTTTTCACTTTTAGTGTAACTTTTAGGTGTCATTTCCTTATTAGATTTTTTAATTGCATTTTATTTATTTTATACTTGCTTTTCACTAAAAAATAGTATATAATATATTATTACCTCATTGTGGGATTTTGGGTTGCAAACCGAGTCCCACGCTTTTATTAACAAAACGAGGTAATACTATTTTGAGGTGAAAATGTGTATATTATCAATGATTAAACGTTCGATGAATGAAGATGTTGTAAATGATGTCAATAACATTCCAATTTTCAATTTTATAAGTGATTACTTGCAAAATGCTATCGTGACTTGTGACGAATCTGATGATTTTCAATTAACAGATACATACAATGAGTTTAATTTTAAAATTCAAGTAAAAGATGCTTATGCTTTGAAAACAAATTGGTATGATAAAACAAAATGTAAAACCTATGATACTTTTATATTTTCATTTTATAAAGGAGGTGGTTATTTATGTATAATGAGTAGTAAAACTGGTGAAATATTACAATTAAATGACACTCCATATTCTCACCGTACAATCGACCGTAGTTTTAATGGTGTTGATATTGGTAGTTTTGATTTCATAAAAGACCGTGAAATAAAAATCGGCGGAATAAAATATTACACAAGAGATGATTTACAAGATATACCACAAACATTATCATTTTATAATATCGATACATTCGATGGAGGATTATATTTATTCAATGTGATATTCGGGTATTTAACTAAAAGTAACTTAAACATATATGATACTCACTTGGTTGTAACAAAAGAAGATGATAAACTAAGATGTCATATTATGAGTGATTGTAAAAATAGAATTGAGAAGTTGAAATCAGAGTGTAAAACTTTGGAGCTATTGTATCATAGAAGAGTATATACGAGTGACACAAATATTGTAACTAAACAAATAAAAACAAACTTATCACAATACTTAGTTAAACAACACAAAGAATACCTACAACATTTCGATTGTAACCCTTTAATATTATCAACTTTTATTAAAAATAATTTCTAAAAACACATTTTGACAAATTGTCAAACTTTATGTAAAATGTTACATACACTCCACAAATTTTCCACAAAAATAACACAAAAAAAGTTGAAATTTGACTATTTTAATCTATTTACAAATGATATATATTATATGTGATAAAAAAGATGAGACATTGTCTTTTTTATTTACATTGTCGGACAAAGTTTTTACATTATTTTTATAAAAAGTGTAAAAAAGATTTAAGTTTTTACTTAAAAGTCCGATATAGGTTATAGTAACGTGGTTACTTGTTCATATATATACCGTCTCATTAGGTGGTGGGAGTAGCTACCCACCTCCCTCTTGGGATTTAAGTGTGACTAATGGTTGTTGCACTAAATAAAAGCGGTAAATGAACATATATTTTAAAGGTATATTATGAAAAATTATGCAAATCCAATCAAACTTTTACGTGTTAAATTAAATGAAAACTACAAAGGTGCAGATTTAAGAAAAATCGAAGATGCAACTGTTGATGTTATTAACAATGACGAAGAGTATAAAAATTTAGTTACAAGAGATGGTCATTATAGTTACACCTATCTTGAATCGGCAAAAATTGAAGATGTTAATCAAATGTTCGGTTTTTATATGGATTTTGATACTGGATATTCAATTGAAGATTTTATGCAAACAAGTTTATATAAGAGATTTAATTGTATAATTAACACATCAAAATCACATCAACAATCAACGAAAATAAAACAAGGTGATAGAAATAACGGATGGGTTGACGAAGTAATCAACATACTACCACGTGACAGATTTCATGTTTTCTTCCCATTTTCAGATGCTGTCTTATTACACGATAGTGGTAAAGAAGAAAAATTAAACTCGAAGTATAAAATATATATAAACCAAACATTAAACGAATTTTTGACTTTGATATACAACAGTGACGAATTTAAGCTAACAGATATACAACTTGACGATGTGAGAAAAGAAAAGATTTTATCTTTAACAAAAGATAAAAAATACAAAAATTTAACCTCAGAACAACAACAAAAAGAAATAGACAAAATACGACAACAAAATTTTATGTCGGGTGATATTGCCGTGAGTGATATTGCAAGAGGTATATTTCCATGTCGTCCGCAAAATACATTTAAAATAGATGAAGAAAAATTCAAAATCATATCATCACTTGATAAAGAATACATATCACTCGAATATATCATCAAAGAAGTTGAAAAAAGTAAAATAAAAGATGAAGTTATTGAATTGAAAAGTTTAAATGACAAGTCTAATATTGAGCGTATCAAATACGATGAGTTCGATTTCTTAGGTGATACCGATATAAACGTAAACAATGCTATTGAATTATTAAGTAAAAGTCCTATTTCCTATGATGAATATGTTAGAATTGCATTCGCAATTAAAAACACAAAAGGAGCAAACGGAGTTGAACTATTTAAAAAATTCGGTAATAATCCTCACTTTCCGACAGATAATGAGAATGGTTGCATTGATTTTTATAATAGAATTTTAAACAGACCCGACCGTGATAAAAAAGACCAAATTTCAACTGGTAGTATAATAAGAATTGCTAAAAACTACGGTTTCACACCTATTTACACTGAGGCTGAATTTAACTCAGCAGATAAATTAGCATTAATATTAAATATAAATAAAAGCAGTTTAAAATCTCAAAATAAAAACGAAATAAAAATGGTATTTTGTGATGGTAAAGAAGTGTACTATCAAATATTTAACACAATAAATTTCAGTTCAAAAATAGTAATACGTAGAGTGGAAACAGGAAGTGACATTGCTCAACAACTTCAAAATCTATATCCACCATACACACCTGAAAAATTCAAAATAGTTAAAAGTTTTGGGATAAATAAAACTGAAAACGGTAAAAGGTTATTTAAAGGTGAAAGTGTTAATATCGATGATATAATAAATGAAGTTAAAGAAACAAAAATATTAAATAATCCATTCGACACACAAGATGAAATAAGAAGAAATCAAACAATAACAATAAACTCAAAACTCCCCACACCTGATATGACACAAACAATTGAATTTCACAACGAACAAAGCGTTATATTTGAAGATATTATAAAATCAATTTATTGTAATGGTGATTTAACTTTAAAAACATTATTACGATATACAGTTCAAAACGCCTTTGAACAAAGAGACAAAAATGGACAAGCAAGACCGATTTTACTTTTAAGTTCAATGGATAGAGCAAAAGGTAAAAACATTTTAGCTGATTTATTCAAATTATTGTTTGGCGAAGAAAACATTGCAAAGGGTGAAACAAAAACAGATTTTAATTCATTTTTTGAAAAGGCATTAGTTATTTTCGATGAAAAAGAAGAATCAAGGTCTGCACTTGGAGTAATGTTGAAAGAAATAACAGGTGATAACAACCAAAATTTAAACGCAAAATTTGGTAAAAAAAACGACAATGCTGTGGTATTTTGTAACATTATTGTAACAAGTAACACAAGACCAATATCAATAGCCGAAATGCCACAAAATGATAAAAATAACCCATATTTATTCGCTAATTTAACATCAAACAAAGCGACAGTACTTGAAGATATAACTAAAAAATATAAAATAACAACTTCAATTTCCGCATATTTATATGAATGTATGAAATCATGGTTGTGGACAAAAGGAATAGCAATTTTAAATGAAATTTTGGAATTAAGAAAAACAGCGTTATACCGTTATGGTTTTCCCATACCTGTTACAAAAGCGTTGCAAGAATTGCACGAAGACAGTACTACACAATCTATCAACAGTGCGATGACTTTATTATCGACAATATATGATATGAGCGATGATACTATTGAAAGAAATACATATTCAGCACACATATATCAAATCAAAGAAATGCTATCAAAAAATGTAATTTCAATACCTTTATTGTCAGATTTTTACACCTTAAATAAATTTAATATGAAAAAAGAAAACCTAAAAATATATTTCGTAAAAGCAAATTTCATGTCAAACGATGAAAATCCATTTGCAAAAAAGATATGTGGTAAAAATATAAAATGTAACACATTCAATACTAAGGCATTTCTTGATAGACATAGTGCAATTATACATGATGATATTCCCCCTATGTTACCTAATGGAACAGATGACAATCACAATAAAAAAATCGACATTCTTACTGGTGATTACATCGAAGTAGTATCTCCAAATAAACGTGAAATAAACTCATTGAGTGCTAAATTAGAAAATAAAATTATCAACTTATATCAAAAAGGTTTGACTGCTAATGATATTCTTGATACATTTGATGATTTATCTCTTGATGTTATTCAGAATGTGATTTCAAAGTTGAATAAATCGACTCAAACAAGCGAAGTTAAACAAGTTGAAGTTAAACACGAAGTTACACAAAACGTTGAACCTAAGTCAAATTTGACGGCTGAAATTCAACCAAGTAAGTTCACACAAAAAGATGGTAAAACTTATTATAACGGTAAATCGATACTTGCTGATGATATTGAAGAATATTTTCCTGAATTTGAAAATGATTATATCGAATACACAAAAAATAACACTGATGTGGTTGCAATAAGAAATTGCAATGTAAATGTAATCACAAGTGATACTATGAAATTTGAGGGTGTTGATGATACTCCGATAATCAAATCTGAAAATGAAACTGAAAAGTTTGACGGTGTTGGTGTTGTAATCAAAGATGAAAATGGTGTAATCAAAGATACAATGTACATCTACTCTGAAAAGATGTATGAGTATTATGAATTGAAGAATGAAAAAGGAGAAATGAATTGTAAATTTTATTTTATAGATTCAGACAAGTTTTATCAAATGTTCTGAGTATATATTATATGTGATTTATGGGTGGGATTTAATGTTGAGTCCCACTCACTTAATCACAATTTTGGGAGTAAGATTATGATGAAATTAACATTTGATAACATAGAATTTTTGAGTCACAACCCGAAAATGGCATATTTGAAGTTTAAACTAACAAATTCGATAACTGGTGTAACTTTTCCTATTTCACTTGTCGAATTGAGACAAGTGAAAAATAACATTGAAAGTTTTATTCGTAATAATGCGAATTTCATTTTTAAGTTTGACATCGAAATTGACAATCAACAGTATAATGATTTGTGTTATTTGTTAAGCGAATGTGACAACGATGAAATTTTTGAAAGTTTCACCAAGAATGATAAAATTTTCAGATATTACACAACAGAATCGAAAGGTGAGTATATCACTGAGGAATATTTATTAAATTACACATCTTTTCGTAAATAAAACTTTTCACTTGACAATAAGAAAAATTAATAGTATTCTTTATATAAGTTAGGTTCACTTTCGAGTCTAACCCAAACTTACACTTTCGTGTAGGTAATATTATGGATTATAAGGAATTTGTAAATTACTCAAAGACATTTGAAAATATGACTTTGAGTGATATTATTAAGTTGCACAAAAATTATATCAAAGTTTTGAGTGCAATCAAAAGATACTATTCAAAAAATGAAATTGCAGAAGTTAAATTAAGTGAAATTTCCGAAGTGCAATATGCGAATATCATTAAGAATGTGATATTCTAATAAAAAAATCTCATATAAACGTTATGATTTGAATCAGAATTAAAATTCTCAATTGAAATATCAGCTAAAACATCAGATAAATCATAAAATTCAACACGAATATAATCGTTATATTTAACATCTATTTTAAAATATCCATCTTCAAATTTTCTTAAACTTGCTACTAAATCTAATGAACTTAATTGAAAAAACGGTTGAGATAACATATTACAAAAATAAGATAAAATTGTATTATTAATAGCAATATGTTTATTTGAGTTTAAATTTCCGAAAAAATTATTCAATAAAAAACTTTCATTTGATGTTGAATTGTTATTTGAATCAGTATCATAATCAAGAAAAACGTGTTGAAATAATAATGAATTTGAAAAAGTGTTTGCAGGGAATAATTCAACATTTTGTCTTATCAAAATATCATCATAATCTTCTGATTGTAAAAATGTTTGATTTATTGTTGCACGGTGAATTTTACCCTCGTTCCACTTATAATCATCACCATCATCAAGAGTTTTACCCAAAAGATACAGATTATCATTATCACTTTCAAATTCTATTCTGTCAGATATTACTTTTTTTGTTGAATCACTATAATAATCATCCGATAAATCATAACTGTTTAATGCAATATGCTTTATTGTAGAAAAATCATAATTTCTGTCTTGATATAATTGATTTAACATTTGAAGAAAAATTAAATTATCAGTTTTATCATTTATTCCGATAGAACCTGAAAAATCTGGTAAAGCAAAATTGGGTTTGTAAAGAATAAAATTGTTATAATGTTCATATTTTGTTGTTTCTGTATATCCTTTTAATTGCCACTTTTGTATTTTATCTATTCCTTGTAACATCTTCGATGGAATTACTTGTGAATCAAAGAAATAAACTTTATTTTCATCATCAATTCCACTTCCGACTTCAACTATTTTCATGTTAAAATATTTACGGAATTCATCACTTATTGTTTTGTTTGTGTTATCTGTAAATTCGATAATGATTCGATTATCAATCGGAACTCCATCGGCATCAACAATAGTTTGACTCCCATCATTTTCATTAGCGATGAAATCACAAATAACATAAGAATAAAAAATCTCGACCTTTTCACCGCTCATAATCGTTCCCGCTGAATTTGTATAAGTTGTATCACTTATTGTTTTTTTACCTTTTGAGTTTGATTGAATGAGAGTTAAATATCTGTCTTGTGTAGCCCTTTTAATTTTAACTTTAAAAAGTGGAATTTCACTTGTTTTATCATCTTTATTTGTAAGACCTTTATATGTCATTAGAAAAAATAAACGTTTTGATTTGGTGTAAAATGGAATAGCACCGAAATTATAACTTTGAGTATCCTCATAATTTGTGATTTTTCCACCTCTAATCCAATTCGACTCTTTATATCTCATCATTTTGATTGCACGTTGATACAAATCATTTAAGTTTGATTGATAAATTGAATTTCCTTTTTGATTTGAGATAAATTTTAATGTATTATTATTCATGTTTTCTCCCCTTTAAATTTCACCAACATCACTATATATAAAATAAGAATATTTATTTGAAACTGTTGATAAATCAGGAAAAGTCACAACATAATTTGAAGCTGTTAATGTTGTATCAACTTCAATATAATCATCACCAACATCAACAATTGTTACTTCAATATCACTTTGTGTGACATAATTTGATAATTTTATAACATCATCAATCTCAAATATTGATTTATCTGTTTTAATTATTTTTATTGCACTCAAATCAGTTGTATCCGAGTATGTATAATCAGATAATTGAGTGTTTCCCTCATATTTTGGTATCAAAATTGTATTATTTCCATCTTCAACAGTCATAGGAATCGAAGGTGCAACTATATATCTAACTGCTGTTGCAATATAAATGAATTTCACAGTATCATTTTCTTTCGAGTAACACTTAAAGTAATTATTTGTTGATTGATTTGTAAATGTATCAATTTTGTGACAATCTTTAACATTATATGTTTGCCCGACTTTGAAAAAATCAAACCATTTCGGGCAATTTAAAGTTATTTTTTCATTCA